ATACAATCCCTAGGTATCGCACCGGTTCCAATATTTGCTGTAATTTTGACATCGTGACTCCCTAACAGTTCGTTTTGTAATACTAGAGCAACTTGGCTCCAACCCTCGCCAGCAACCATAGCTGTGATAGGGTGAGTATACCTATGACCAAGCCACCAATCAGGATAGATGCCGACGAGGTGCATAGCTGTTTCATAGCAAGTTGACACAGTCTTGCCAATACGATTTGCAGCCAATATACCACGACGCGGTGCGTCCTTGGTTTCGAAAAATCTTTTTTGGTGTTCAAATGGTCTAAAATATTTCAACTGATTATACTGCATGTCATCAGCCACACTAATGGCCAAGTCTTCAAATCCTGCTCTAACATCTGTGCTCATGTGCGCAAGACTGTCCGGAGTGAGTGCATGACTGTCCATGACCCATCTTACTGCCCTGCGCATGAGCACAGCACTATCGATCATGCAAACAGTCCTGAAGCCTGTAACGGATGTGTGTGTTGATACCAGGCTGCTATTCTTTGTTCACTGATGGCAACATAAGCAGGATCTAGTTCAATGCCGGTGTAGTCATAGTCTAGTTCCACTGCGGCACAGCCAGTGCTGCCTGAACCGTTGAATGGATCCAACACACGGCCACCAGGCGGTGTGATCAGTTTAATCAAATACTTCATCAGTTCTATGGGCTTGACTGTGGGGTGATTGTTGCCCACATTGGCTGCTGGTGTATTGGCAATAATCTTTTCTTTAAGTCTTGCGGCATTGCCACCTATACTTGGATCCCATAATGGATGCTTTTTAATATCATCTGGGTGTGTGCTGCCAATATATCCTACTGGCTTGTCCCTATTGTCAAAACCAACTGCCATCCTATTACCATCTGGGCCATAAGCACCCTGAACCGCCCCAAACATAGCGGCAGGCAGTTCGTGTCCAATGTGCCGTTCGGCTCGGCCAACTTTGGGACAGTAGAAATACTTTTGATATTCTTCTTCAATCTCACCTATGACATTTGAGGGGAAGCGACCTTTGAGTTCTGCTGAAACATCTACGCTAGTATCATACTCTACTTTCTTTAACATTCTTTCCTTGCCCTGTGCTTCACTTAGAATATTATTAAATGTTCCTTCTCCCTTAGAGAATCCAGCGTGATATTTTTTCACCCATTCAAGCTGAGGATCAGCATCATCATAGGGTATTCTTGTAGCATCAATGTGCAAGGCACCCACACCCCACTCCTGACAGTTGCGAGCTATGCTGAGTTGGATAGGCTTGCGTGCCAACACTATGGGTTCGTGTGCGGGCTTGAGTTGTGTGCCCCAACCTGACCAGGCTTTGGCTTCGGGATCTGTGCAGACAACTTGATCACCAGATTCTTTCTTAGATCCACCGTCCATATTATGTGAAAAGTTATCTAATCCTCGACCAGTTTCTTTTAAGTCAGGTCTTGCTTTCTTTTCTTTGACACCCAAACTACGTTGTATGCTACGGCCAACATCTTGACTTTTGGGAAAGCCTGAACTGTAGATCCACATAATCTGATCACGGATCTCAAAGCCGGCCTGTTCGATGGTGACAGCCAAGTGATGATAGGTCCTGGCCGCACTAAAGGCCAAGATATGGCCTCCTGGCTTGAGCACCCGCAGGCATTCTTGATAGGTTTCAAGTGCGCCAGTGTTGGCATCCCAGGCTTTGCCCAAAAAGTCTATGCCATAAGGTGGATCGGTCACTATCGAATCGAAATGGTTGTCGGGGAATTGAGCCAGCACTGACACATTGTCACCCTGTATTATTCTACTGTTCATATTTGATTATGTATGTTGTGTATGGCAGCCAAGCCCAAGGCCAGTGCGGCAGCCTCAAGATTGGTTATGCCTTCGGCATCCTTGCGCAGGCCTTGTTGTAAGCGTTCGGCCATGAGTCGCATGATGTGCTGACACTGATCAGGAAACTTGGCTTCAAAGGCCTCTCGATAGGCTCGATTGACCTTTTGATTGATCTTGACGTCCTCAGCGGCTTGTGCTTCGGCTCGTTGATCTATCATGAGCTCAAGTCCCAAGGATTACGCAGTTCGCCACGCTCGCTTGATATGAAGTCTCGATCAACCCACATGTTCCAGTGATTGGTGTTGTTGACTCGGAGTGTCATCATGATGGCTCTGAGATTACGACCTCGCGGTGTCATTGATCCATCTGAACGCACAGCAATCTGCTCACCGGTTCTGGGATCAACCCAGCTCATGAGTTCAGGTCTCATACGACCAAACTTGTCCATCTTTTCACCAATGCTTTTGGGTTCGATTGGACCGATCACTTCGTAACTGATCATGCCATTACGATACTTGCGGAACACAGTGTGAACCTTGCGATTCTTGGCACGGTATTCTGGATCTGGATGTGGAATGAATGGTGTGTAAAATTGGTTTTGTATTTCGCTTTCGGGTGGCAAGCCAGCATCACGATCCGGCACTGGTTTGAGGTCTTCCACAGGCACCAGTTCGCTACGATCCACATAAGGATTGTCACCGCCAGTGAATTTCACATCCACGGTGATGCCGTTGAGCACATCCATGGCCACTTGGTATTTTAATTTGTTGGCACGACCTTTGAGGTTCAGCACATGACCTGTTTGGTCATACACAAAACGTTCCAGTTCGGTCGCAGTTGGGAAGTCGGTCATCAGTCCGTCTATGTCGTATTCAGGCTGTTCGGGTTCGGTGGCACGTTGTGCTTGAACCGCACGAGTAATTCGTTCTGCGTCTGTTTCGGTGATTTCGACTGCAAGTGCCGCTGCTTTGTCTGCAGGATCTACTGCTTCGGTTGGGGTATCCCAGGGATCAGATTCAGGGGTGTTGATGGGGGTGGGGGTTTTCTTAGTCATTGCTTTCCTTTTCTTTACGTGACTCTACTGCTACAGCACCAAGACCCTCTCAGTGCTGGGGATTACTATTTCTTTCGGCTACGCATTTGGTATTCAGTTCCGCCCGCAGTTGGATTGCGTTTTGGTCCACGGTCTGCGTCCAAGGGCTCAGTGCCGGCCATTTTGTAAGGCTTCATGTCCACGCCTCGATCACCCAAGGCATCTAGAACAAACTGAGCAAGTGCTGGCTTCTCACCGGTCTCTTTTGACTTCACAAAGTCAGACCGTTTGCTACCGGGATTCTGATTGCCTGTTGTGGGACCACGGCCCTGATTGATCGGCTTGGCCTGCATGTTCCGGGTGCTGACTCGTCCTACAGGATCTTTATTCTTTTCGATCAAGACTTGACCTTTTTTCTGTGCCATTTTTGTTTTCCTTATGCTACTACGTAGCCTGATAATTCTGATACTGTGGCAGCTGCGCCTTGTATCTGTGCAGGATAAGCAAAAGCCTCGCCCGACACTGTGGTGACCTGAAGTGCCACATTGGCTGCTGTGTTTGCGGTCTTGACAAACACAGTTGACAACGGTGTGCCTGCGGCGGCCGTCGGACCAATGGCTGTGCTGTCTGCTGTGTTGATCCAACCGTAAGTGGCCGGCACTGAGGTCACGTTCACAAAGCCCGTCAACTGATAGGCCACATTGGCCACGTTGGCACTGAGATTGAACACACCGGTTGTGGTGTTGGCTGTGATGGCGTTGCCTATGTTGGCCGACACAGCACTCCAGACCACTGTCTGTGGTGAGCTCACTGTGTTGTATTGTGGCACACCGCCCAAGCCCAGTGTGTTGTTCACTGTGCTAATGGTGAATAGGTCTTGACTGGCAGTGTTGATCACTGTTTCTACTGCAGGGGTAATTGTGGTTGGCATGTGCGTTTCCTTTAGTTTGCTGACACTGGAGTTACAAATATGTTGCCAGCACCAATCACTGCCACATACACTGCGCCAGGGGAGGCTGTAAAGCCTTGACCTGTTTGTAACACCACAGCCGTGCCGTCTTGAACAGGCACGCTTGCACTACTTGTGGTAGCGTTGGCTATGGTGGCTGTGACTGTGTTGGCTGTGCCAATGTTGACATAACCTGTTCCGCCCACAGCGTTGATCAACAAGCTGCCTGTGGCAGCGAATGTGAGCAATTGACTGGCAGCGTTGGCCACTACCACTTGAGTGTTGCCGGTTGTGCGAAAGATGGTAGTCATTATTGTGCGTTGCCTCGAGTTGGACCGCGTCCCATGTTGATTTCATCGGCGTTGCCTCGATAGTTCTGTCCGGCACTGGGCATGAATGATCTTGTGCCACCTGGTGTGCGAACCTGTGGTCCCGAGTTGATAGCGTCAGGATTGGGTAGACTTGTGCTGGGCACACCACTTGTGGGTGGTCTGGCAGGACCGGCTGTGAGTGTGTTGGTGTTGCCTTTGAGACTGCCACGTCCCATACGAATTGAATCAGGTGACCCTGCTGGCGCACTTTGCATGTTGCCTGAGTATTTCTTTAACTGCTTGTAGCTGGGATGGTTTGAATCATTGTCCAGGCCCTCGGCCTTGTCCATTGAGTCATGTTGCCACGATGCTGTCTGAGTTCTTGTTAAACTACCTGAGTTCTTTTTCATAATTTTCCTTATTTGATCCTACGTGTTTTCTTTGCAGGATTCAGGTCCTGTTTGGTGTGTGCTACCGACTTCTCAAATGCACTTGCCATTTCACTCGAGCGAACTGTGCGTTCTACAGGAGACTGCTTGCGTGGGCGTTTGATCTTGACCATATCGTTATTATTTATCTCGCTCTGCGGCAACGGCCACAACCCGTAAGGCAGCCGCAAAGGCGTCGCTACGGGCCTGCACCAGGTCGGCACTGTCTGTGACTTCGACCAGGTTTCTATCTGCTACCAGCTTGTTGAGAAAGGCTCGATCATAGTTTTCTACTCGTGCCCAGTCATCTCTCAGGATGGCGTGTTGGTAGTTGATGGCCA